CGAATCGCAGAGCTACTGGATGAATTTGTAGCGGACCACAACGAAAACACAATGAAGATTGCAGAACAATTAGAGAACGCAAAGAAGGAGGAGGAGTAATGTTTAGTATTGAAGGATTAATTATTGCAGCAATGTTCGGTTCATTGATGACAATATTATTTACAGGATTAAAAGATTTATTAAGAGAGGCACTAAGAGATTTAGGTATGTTAATCACACATAGGAGAGAAGACAAGATGAGGAGAGATACATGGATGAATTAAATAATTGGAGGACCAATGAATTATTAAACAGATTGTATCTACAAAATATTATCGTAGATAACGCCAAGAAAACAACAGAGGCAGAGATAAAACAGAGAGATAAATTAATGTGTGAAACTTTTGCGCAGGGTATTCCTGTTCAATTAATAGCAAAGAAATTAAAATTGAGTAGGCAAAGAGTCTATAAAATTTTATTAAAAAATATGTAACTTAATTACCAAT